CAGCCATTATCGTCTTCCTCCAGCATGTATATCTAACCTAAAAGTTCCTAGTTTCCAACTAGTATTGACTGCTGTATTAGATATTGTAAGAGCAATAGCTCTACCTCTAGCACGAGTGTCTACTTTTGTAGTAGTAGGTGTTAATGTAAATGGACCTAATGGTGAGCTAGCAGCTGCATCATTAGGATAATCTCTGACATCTAACTGAGCTATAATATTATTTTGTTGAGATATAAAGTCAGGAATAATTCTACTAATTCTCATAATGTTTTCACCATCACCTCTAAGATCAGCCATATTTGTTGCAGCTCCTCTAACAACTTTTTGTGTAATATCATAATCACCCGATGTAATATTAGCAGGAATTGCTACTGCTGTGGCTCCAGCTAACTGTTGATTAACACCTGTTTCATGTTCATAATAAATTGTAGTACCGTCTGTGTTACCTGTAACATCAAAAGAAGTATCTACACTAGCATCGTAGTGTGTAGCATGCGGTAAACCAAATACAGATGAATCTTCCCAAGTAGTTCTAGGAAACAAAGTGCTTGCATTAGTAAACCATATAGGTCGTTTAGCTGTTGAGTCTAGATAACTATAAGTAACGGCTCTAGTATTTACATTAGATGTAGACGTTGGATAGAACCAAGTAATTTCACCAAACAAGTTATTAATACCACAATATATTAATTGATTAGATGTAGTGTTAAGATCATCATAAACAAAGTCTTCTACTAAACAGTCCATTGATTCTAGTTTACCAGTAAATCTAAAGAAACCATTATCAGACATCCAGTATGCAGCACCATCAACTTCTACAGCTGCATTCATACCAATCAATCCACAGTTAGTACCAACCTGTTCAAAGGCAAATGTAAATGGTTGACCAACAAAACGCATAGTAAATAAAGATGTATCGGTCCAAATGTATATTGCATTTCTACCAAGTTTAGCACCCATGATCCGTGATCCGGCGGCCAGTCTTTGTGTACCAGCAGTATTCTCAGCTGTAGGTGTGTAGTCGTTAATATTTTCTTGAGAAGAAAATCTAATAAACATATCGTCTTGTGTAGTTTTATCACCAATAGTTGTCTCTGTTCCAAAAAATACTAAGTGACGATCGGGAGTAGATACTAACATATCACGTGATGCTGTTGGTGCACCTGTAATAATAGTTGCTCTTGTTGATGTAGCCGTAACAGAATCTCCGTCCCACTGAAAACATTCTCCGTTATGTATCAATGCAATAAGTGTACTACCTAAATTGTCCAAGGACCATAGACCAGGATCAGTTACTGAGTCAGTGTTAGCTGCAGCAGATCCCCATCCAGTCCAACTAGATGTGTTAGTAACCGTTGCGCCGTTACTGTGTGTTGTTGCAGTAGTTCCTCTAGCCGCTCTACCTATTCCTGTTAATTTATTTCCAGTAATTCCTGTGTAAGAAATTTCTTCTGTACCTATTTGAACATAGTTTGTACCGGATGATGGAAAACCTGTTGTACTAACTAATGTAATTTCTGTTGAAGAACTATTGTTTCCTCCAGTAGTCCCTGTTATTGCTCCATCTAAAGTTGTTGCGACCGAACCCAGTACGCTACCACCCCATAGTGATATACCCCAACCAAAAGCTCCAAGTTGTTCTGCTGGTCCTACGTGATAATATTGAAAATAAGTTATGCCACCAGAAGTAGTTGCACCACTTCCTGATTCGTTATCCGGCATTGTAATTGTAATGGTTGTTGCACTAGGTGCGCTCGTTACCATAAATTTTTTATTACAAAAATCTGCAGCGCCATAATTAGAATTAGTAATTGAACTAAAAGTAGGTGTGTCACCAAATAAAATTATATCTCCAGCTACAAAATTATGTGCACCAGAAAATGTAAGAGTCACAGTCGGTGATCCGTTAGTCGTGCTGAATGCACTAGTGATTGCTGTACCTGATGGATTTGTTAATGGGTGAATGTCATAAAATACACCCCCAGAATATACATATAAAATTCTATTAGTACCAATAGCTGCAAATTTTGTAGAAGATTTGTTTACAAAATGATGTAGACCTCTAGCAGCACCGGTTAGTTTTGATTCACCTAACTGTTGCCAACCACCTATTTTTTCTGGAGTACCATATCTAAAACGAACATTTTCTCCATCTATCCATTGTGACTCAGCGCCGGTAGATGTAACTTGTTTATTAAATCCAGGTAGGAATCCTAATTTTTGTAACATATAACCTCATTATAATACTATTTTACACCTGATGGTAGACCCAACATAGGACGTCCATCAAATCTATTTTTATCAGCAAATGGGCCATTTACATGATTATAATGTAGAAATACTTGACCGCATATGTTCCCGTCAAAAGGCTCTCGCCAATGTTCGAGTTCACATCCACTATATACTAGCATATCTCCTACTTCAAGCAAGACTTTAGTGCCTGCTGGAGCGTTCGGTTTGTGTATATTCTTGTATTCATCGATAACATTATTTGATCCTGTGCCATCTATAAATATAGGCCAAGGGTCACCACCTAGATTAAGTGTGCATGATATCTCACAACTAGGTCTGTCTTTATGTCTTTTAAGTTCATCCCCTTTTTTATATGCTCTTGCATAAGAGTATGTTGGTATTAAATCTAGTCCTGTGTGTTGTTTCATTACAGGCAACATTTTGACAAGTAGAGTATCCATTACAAAATCACCATAACAAGAGAATGTATTTGGTATTTGTTGATCGGTCCATGTTCCAAGGATCGGGGACTGTGCATGTATGTTGTTTTGATACATATATCTAACAGCATCTTTTTTAAGTAGAAAATAATTAAGAATAAAGTTAGCTAACTCATATGATGTAGCTTTTTTAATTACTTGATATTTTTGTTGTTGAAATGTCATACAAACATGCCTTTCTGTAAAAAATTAAATGAAACTGATATTCTTATATCATTAGATTGGTTAGGGTCAACACAATGCATTAACCAAGATGGAAACATAATACATCTTCCAGCTTTAGGTTCATAATGTGTTTCTCTCCATAACCTGTTAGGTAAATTTCCTTTTTTTTGTTGTGGTCTAACCATTGCAGCTGATGATCTTGGATCATCTATCTTTAAATGTCCTGAGTTTTTAGGTGCTTTAATATAATAGACACCAGACCATAATGAATTAGGGTGTTGATGTGCTCTATTCATTCCACCTGGTGGATTAATGTTAGCCCACATATTACCAAGTACAGGCTCACTATCTAAATGTTCTTGATCATAAATTGTTTTTTGACAGGCATATAACATACTAACTAATTTTTGATACTCAGGTAACTGAGCCATATTAGTGGTTGAGTGCCAACCTTGGATATTGGTTCTTGTTACACCCTTATCTCTATTAGACCAGGCTATAATATCTCTTTCCAATTCTTGATTAAGAGTTGGGTGTTCTATATCTGCAATATAGATAGGTGTTGGAAATAATAAATCTCTGTGCATTATTTAAAAGGAGTTCCTCCAAACCACATAACTAAAGATTGTCTTCTTCCACGTATAACAGGTTTTACTCTATGTCTTATAAACGATGCAAAAAATACCGCGTGTCCTTGTTTTATTTTAGCAACTTTACCTTCTGACATTAATTCTAAATCTCCACCTTCAAACTCTGATTCAGGTGAAAGTAATAAGGTCATAGATATTTTTCTAACAGGTGGTTCGTGTTGACAATTAACATCATTATCTACATGCCATTCATAAAACCCACCTTCTGGATATTCAGTATACTGTGCCATTTCATTTATTGTCATTCCTTCAAAACCAAAATGATTGCGATTAGTAGCTTGCATTATTTTATCTAAATCTTTGTACATCCCATCCATTTTAGAAAACGGTATCCAACTAATATGTGACGTTCTAGTACTAGTATCTACATGTCCACTTTTAATACCTTGTTCATTTCCAACTTGAGCATCATTTCTAGGTTCTGCACGGCCTGCTTGAATAATCATTTTACATTGTTCAGGTGTAAAAATAGGTGAAGTTGTTTCTACTATGTAAGATTTCCAACGTGGTTCTGTTATCATATTAATATCCGTATTCTATCCATCCCGTTATTATATATTTATCATTCGACAAAGGTGGGTTGCCTCTATGAATGTGTGTAAATTGTGAAGGCCAAACTAGTAACGTATTTTTTTCAGGTTTAAAACGACACTTCTGATATAGAAATTCTGTCTCTCCACCTTCTGTTACATCATTAAGGTATACCATAAAAGCTAGTATTCTATTTCTAGCTTTCATTTCTGCATTTTCACAATGCCAAAAATGATAACCTTCACCAACCTTAGTCTTTTGTATTTTAACTTCTAGTATGTTGTGTGTTGCAAGTTTTTTAAGATAAGAATATTTTTGAACGTATAGAGGATATACTTCTTTAAAAAACATATCTATAAAAGGTTTGTTATTATAAGTCATTGCAACATTAGTATTTCTTATAGTATCAATTGCATTATCTGATACTAACATCTCATCCTCACGTCTTGGATAGACTGCACCTTGTTGTTCACATTTATTAAAATAATTTGTATAATCATCTATTAGTTCGTTAGGCATAAAGTTTTTAAATAACCCTATGTGATTATCTATATAATATTGTTTATCCATTAGTTAGCACCTCTATTTCTAACAGGATCAAAATCTACATCACAGTTTGCAGCAAGAGTTCGTCTTGTTTCATCAGTTCCATTAAATGGATATACGCAGTGTCTCATATCATAAGGAAAGATATAAAAATCTCTAAGATCCATTGAGGGTTGATAATCTATTTTAGCAAACTGACCATTAGTGGCTCCTAATATTTGTAGTCTACCGTTTTGTTGAATGTGTCCTGCAGAATATTCTTTACCATAAGTTGATGGTAATTTTAAAATCATTACACTCGATAATCCCGTAAACAATGTTCCTCTATGAATGTGGGTTGGATTATATTCATGCTGTTTCATTTCATTAACCCATACAGAATTTAAATGAGTGTTATAATCTCGTATAGCATTAAATTTTAAATAATGATTAAACACTTGCATAAAATAATTTGTCACATTTTTAGGTAAAAAGTTATGGTTCTTTATTTTTGTTTGATCTTTACCATCATAGAATAAAGAATGTTCTTTTTCTATTTTACCAACTAACTGTCCGTTAGCAGGTGCAAGGCTATTATAATTTTGTTCGTAAATATTATTAATAGCTACAAATATATTTAACGGCACTTGGTATTTAATAATACACTGACCTAAAAACGTTGGTTTAAAATTTAATGTGTCCATATAATTTTCTTATACTTTCGGGAATTCTTTTAATGTAAGGATTGTACACTTTTTTAACAGATCCATCAAATAGTTTATGCATATTACCACCAACTATTCTGTCATCATAAGATAAACCATTAACACTTACTTGATCTAAATCATTAAACCTGTGGTTAAAATAAGGCTCATCTAAAAATTGATATATTTTTCTAAACTCTTGTTCAGGGTTTGTAACTATATCATCATACTTTACATGGTGACAAATATCTGGATAATTAAAACTATTTTTGATAGCTTCTAACTCTTTTGCAACAGCACCTTTATTATTCATTATCATCATTAATTTTTCTTCATCGGTATTTAAATTATATCGATTAGGAAATGCATCAGGATTTTTTGTATACCATTGCATATAACTAGCTAGTACATCCATTAGATCTCTAAGTATCACAATACATTTAAAACCATGTTTAAAATGCTTTTGCATTAATTTAAAGTTATCTTTTGTCATTACAGGTCCACGGTCAATGATTATACGTTGTGGCCAATGCTGATAGTAGTTATTAAATACATTATCTAATACATTGTCTAATGATTTGTGATCAGGATAATTTTGAAACACATCTGTTTTTTTAAGTAAAAATAAATCTTTTATTATTTCTAATGTTAAAGAATTAGCAGTAGCTGCTATGTCTTTATTTTGATTCATAATACTTGCAAACAAAGTATTACCAGACCTGGGTTGTGCAACTAAAAAAAATAACTTACGGGTAGTCGGTTCTTTGTTTGTCATCTTGAGTTAGCTGTTCTTTCTTTTCTGTATTGTTCTCTAATTCACCTGATTTTTTAATTCTTTGTAATGATTGTAATTGACCCATTACATTAAATACTTCATTTTGATCGGAGTGTTCATTTAGAGTTTTAGCTTTTTCGTGATATTGTCTACCGTAAGATTCTAACTGATGGTCGTTAACATCTTTATCATTAAATGATCCATCATTAAATTCACTTTTTAGTTTAGACCACATCTTAATCTCTCTCATTCTATGTTTAGCAACTTTTTCCATAGAAGCTTTACCAAATTTACATTCATCTAAATCTATTTTATATTTAGTTCTTTTATAATCATCTTCTTCTTTATCTATTTTATTTTCTAACCAAGTTATTTTTGCTTCGTTTCTTCTATAATCAAAAGATAATCTCATTAGATTATCTAGGTAAGATGATTGTTCTCTAACACACTGCCAGTATTTTGCAGCTTTAGTTGGGTATCTATTGTCTTGTAGTACAGAAAACCTAGCTTCTGTCTCTGTTCTAAATACTTGTTTCTTGGTCCATGTATCACGAAGCTCGTCTACCATACCTTTAAAATCGTTTAGATCATTAACTTCTAATAAGTTATTTAAATGTGTTTCTTCTTGTTTTATTAAATCTTTTACGTCTTTTTTATCTGTCATAGCTTTATCCTTTATAGTTGTATCTTATATATATTATCTAAAATATATTACAAGTCTTATGAAGTAGTAGAAAATGTAACTGTTGCTGGGCCTGAGTTAAATTCTTCAGTTGCTGCTGAAATAGGTGGTGGAGCGTAGCCACCAAAAGCAAGTGCAGAAGTATTATTTGCTCCTGACTGACCTCCAGCTTCTCTACCAGTGCTCATAGATCCAACAGTTGTCCAGTTAGTTCCATTCCAAGTGGCTGTATCTGCTCCACTAAAAGGCTGTGGTGCTGAACCACCAAAAGTTATTGCAGACGTTTGAGTTCCTACCGTGCTATTAAAAACAGCATTACCAGGTAAATCATTAACCTCTGTCCAATTAGTGCCATTCCATAATTCTGTGTTATCTGTAGGTTGTGGTTCAGAATTTCCAGCAACCACTAGACCTGATGTTGAAGTTCCAGCACCTCCCTGGGATCTAAATCTACGGGTATTCATATCGTTCACTTCAGTCCAATTAGTTCCATTCCAAGATTCTACTATTTCTGTAGCATCTGGTGGACTACCAGTATATCCACCATAACCAATACAAGCAGTGTTTGTTGCTCCGAATCCACCTAAATACTTTCGACCTGTGTTCATAGAATTTACAGCTGTCCAATTACTTCCATTCCAAGTTTCTGTTGCTGCTGAATTTGGTGCTCCTGGAGTTTGACCACCAAAACATAATGCACCAGTAGATACTCCTCCCATAGCGTGATTATATCTGTTAGCACCTAAATCATTTTTTTCAGTCCAAGTTGATCCATTATATAGTTCTGTTCGATCAGTAGTACCAGGTGCTGGTGGTCCATCATATCCTCCCGCACCTAAAGCAGCTGTTTGTGTACCACAACCAGCAAAACTACGTCTTGCAGTATTTAAACTTCCACCCGTAGCCCATGATCCAGAGCTAACTAAAAATCCTTTTATTGTTTTTGAACTAGTATTATACCAAACTTGTCCTTCAACAGGATTCGATGGATCTGAAGATTTTACTTCAATATTTGTTCCATTTATTTCTTTGTATGTTGCCATAATATTTTAACTCGCGTCTATTGTAACTACTCCTGCTACTGGTCCTACAGCATATTCTTCTGTTAAAGATTGACCACCAAAACCCCCAAAAGCTAAAGCGGATGTATTAGATGTTCCTGCAGTACCCATACCATATCTTGCAGTTCCCAAATCTGATATTTCTGTCCAACTACTTCCATTCCAAGATTCTGTTATTGCTGTATAAGGACTTCCTCCATAAGCTAAAGCTGATGTACTAGTTCCAGATCCATTTATATATCTTCTTGCAGTATTTAAATCAGTAGTTTCTGTCCAATTACTTCCATTCCATAATTCTGTTACAGCTACAGCAGTAGGATTAGGTGATCCTCCACCAAAAGCTAAAGCTGCTGTATTAGATGCTCCTGCCCCTGCTAAAACCCATCTTCCTGTATTTAAACTATTTACGGAAGTCCAGTTAGTTCCATTCCATGATTCTGTTGCTGATGTATTGTTACCTGGTGATGGACTCCCACCAAAAGCTAAAGCTGATGTGTTAGTTCCATCTCCTGCTAAATAATTTCTTGAAGTATTCAAATTGTTTACTTCTGTCCAGTTACTTCCGTTCCAAGTTTCTGTGTTATTTAGTGCAGAACCTGGTGGATTATAACCACCAAAACCTAAAGCTGCTGTATTAGATGCTCCTGCCCCTGCTAATGTTACTCTAGCTGTATTCATAGAATTAACTGAAGTCCAGTTACTTCCATTGTAAGATTCTGTATAACCTACTGGTTCTCCACCAAAACCTAAAGCAGCTGTAGAAGTTCCACCTCCTGCAAATAAAGCTCTAGCTGTATTTAAAGCACCCCCTGTTGACCAAGCAGCAACTTGTGAAGAAGCTTTTGCTTTTAAATCACCAGACGTAGAATTATACCAAAACTGTCCATCAAATGGAGCAGGTGGATCAGAACTTAGATTCTGTATTTTAGATCCATGTATGTCTTTGTACGTAGCCATTTAAATTTTTTATTCCTCTAATGTTATATCCGCTGGTCTTGATCTGTTAACTTTATCTTCATCAGATAAAGCGTCCCATGCAGTTTGTTCTGCAGTGACCTCAGCGTCAACAATTGCTTGTGCTTCTGCTAACGTTTTAACAGTTCCTAACACTTTGTGAATCCAAAGATTTGCACCTTTGTCATGTGCTGGAACTTGCCAAACATTACCAGGATAGCCAGCAAACTTGATTGTAGAAGATTCAGAATGTTCAATGAATCCTTTACCCCAGTTTTCTGCTACACAGTATTGTTTTGTTTTTGCCATAGTTTCCTCCTTATTAAGATGTTGTTAGTGTTTGTGTTACTAGTGCTGGTGAATTAAATTCTTCCGTTGATGTTGGAGAATCAGGTGGTCCTCCTGGGGGTTCACCTCCAACAGCTAAAGCTGCTGTTTTAGTTCCTGCACCCGTTAAATTACGTCTAGGTACATTTAAACTACCTACTGTTGTCCAATTAGATCCATTCCAAGATTCTGTTCTTCCTGCTTGAGCTGGTGGTTGTCCACCAAAAGCTAAAGCTGATGTGTTAGATGCTCCGCATCCAGCTCCTACTACTTTATTTTCACTTAAATCGTTTACTTCAGTCCAGTTAGTTCCATTCCACAACTCTGTGGCCGATGAAAAATCTGCACTAGATTGACCACCAAAAAGTAAAGCTGATGTTTGAGTTCCAGCTCCTGCTCCGTGGTATCTTGCTGTATTTAAATTATTTACTTCAGTCCAATTAGTTCCATTATAAGATTCTGTCTCTGCTCTCCAACTTGGTGCAGAAGAAGGTGGTTCAGCTTTACCTCCAAAAGCTAAAGCTGCTGTACTAGATGCCCCAGCACCTTGTAAACCTAATCTCTGCTGACCTAAAGTATTTACTTCAGTCCAATTAGTTCCATTCCATTTTTCTGTTTGGTCCATGCCGTTATCATTTGCAGGATTTTTTCCACCAAAACATAAAGCTGATGTTTGAGTTCCAGCTCCTGCAGCTTCTCTTTTATTTTTATCTAAATCATTTACTTCAGTCCAGTTAGATCCATTATAGGCTTCTGTACGTGTACCATCAGTTGCTCCACCAAAAACTAAACCTGCTGTTTGTGTACCATATGTCGCCGCTGACAAATAGTATCTCCCGCTATTTAAATTTCCACCTGTTGCCCAAGCGCCAGCTGCGTCTTGTCTGTAAACTCTAAAAACACCTGTACTAGAATTATACCAAACTTGTCCTTCTAAAGGAGCGGGTGGATCTCCAGCCACATTGGTAACCGCAGTCCCAATGCTTTCTTTATAGGTAGCCATGATTATTTATTCTTTAACAACCAACCTTGAGTTCCATCTGTATAGACCAAAGTATTGGCTGCCCTTTCTACTGACACTGTTAGATCAGCAGTTGCACCATTGATCTTTTCAGAATTTCTTCCAACTGTCATTGTGTTTGAATCAAATGTTCCTGCATAATCTACAAAAGAAACTTCGTCACCAATTGTAGGAGAGGCTGGAAGTGTCATAGTGACTACTCCACCTGTTGTATTTATGAAATATCCTTCACCAGCTACTGCAGTGAAACTAGAAGTTTTTACTGCTTGCCATGAAGTACCACCAGATACTTCTGCAAAAGATAAAGTACCTGATCCGTTTGTTTTTAAGAATGTGTCTGCTGATCCGTCAGCATTTGGAAAAGTTAATCCATCAAGAACAATGTTTCCTGAACCATTTGGTGTAACAGCAATATTACCATTAGCTGCATCTGTAATTTGAATTACTCCTGAGTCTGTTCCACTATTTGTATTTAAAATTAAATCAGTTGCCCCACCAGTAGTTACTGTAAGCGTACCTGCTCCATTTGAAGTTAATACAGCTGCTGCTCCAGAGTCTCCAACTTTTACTGTATCAGCAGAAGCTACTACATCACCAGTTCCGTTTGGCGTAAGTGTAATATCTCCGTTTGCACCATCTGTAATAGTAATGACACCTGAGTTAGTTCCTGAATTTGTATCTAAAGTTAAATCATGTGCACCACTTGATGTAATTGTTGCAGCTGCTGCACCAGTTCCTACTTTAGTTTCACCTGATCCTTTTGGAATAATTGCAACATCTATATTTGTATCTCCACCTGTAGCAGATATTGACGGTGCATTTCCAGTTGCAGCGTTTGTCATATCAAATTGATTGACTGCTGAACCTGTTGTTTGAAATATTAATTGTTCATTACCATTTTCATCAATGATTCCGTGTGCATCATCAAAGGCAATATTAAAATCGTTAGTGTCTAAGTTACCACCTAGTTGAGGTGATGTATCATCTACAACATCTCCACCTGTTTGAATTTCAATTATTTTTGGGTTTGTTGTATCAGGGTTTCCTGAAGCGAATAATAATGCAGTTCCTTTGTTACCTGTTGCAAAAGTAAAAGTATCACCCGATCCTGATGCATATTTAAATTGAACTGTATAAGCACCAGAAGTTGCATTTTTTAAAATATAAAAATTTACTACGTCGTTTGGAATAGTTACAATTTGATTTCCTGTAATTGTACCTGTAAACTCAATCATTCTAGCTTGAGCTGTTCCAGTTAATGCACCATCAGCAACTGTTAAGGCTGTAGTTTGTGCACCACCTGCGATAGATAATGTTTTAAATCCACCTGCTAATTGTTCAACAAGGTTTAAGTTTGCGTTTGTTTTTGTTCCCCAGGTACCGGCATTTTCACCAGTAGCCATTAGTTCTATACCGAGAGGGGTGTATGTTGAAGCCATCTTTATTAATCTCCTAGTTTTAAGTATTTATATTGGTTATTTAGTTTTAAGTCAAACATAATTATGCAGGAGTTTTAGTTGAGTACCCTGTTGTATTCTTTGGCGTCTTAGTTGAGTATCCACTAACTGACGTTTTAGGTGTTTTGTTACTATATCCGGTGCTTGTTTTAGGATCAAGTTTTCCGTAATATTTTAAAATTAATCCTGTAGCATTAACACTTGCTACTGCTTCTAAACCAGTTAATCCCATAACGTCAGCAGGAGTGATGGTTCCTGTTGAAGCTGTAGAACTTAATCCTGTTAATCCTATACTCATTTCTGCAGGAGATATAGATCCTACGTTAGAAGTAGCACTAACACCTGTTATAGCCACAATAGGTGAAGATGTAATTGATATAGAACCTACACTAGATGTTGCACTTAATCCTGTTAAATCATACGCTGTTTCTATTGTAGTGGATCCTACACTAGATGTTGAACTCAATCCGGTTAACCCTATACTATCTGAAGGAGAAACTACTCCTACCGAAGAAGTTGCACCAACACCCGTTGGAACAATTGTAGCATCTATAACAAAACTTAAAGAACCAACACTAGAAGTACAACTTACTCCTGTTGGAGATATTACAGAAGTTAAATCTAAAGTTAATCCACCAACACTAGAAGTTGCAGAAACTCCTGATGGTTGAATAAGTTTATTAAATGAATCTCCGTAAGGTTCTTCACCCCAACCATTTCTACCCCAACCAACTAAAGTACCGGCGTTATCAAAGTCTCCAAGTTCTGTTTGAGCCTGTACACCTGTAGGTGTTACAACACTATTTAAATCAAGAGTTAATGATCCTACCGAAGATGTAGCACTAACCCCTGTTAAAGGAACAGGGATAATTTGAGAAGCTACAATACTTCCAACTGCTGTTGTTGATTGTACGCCTGTTGGTTGTACAGAATATTCTACACCCCAAGCAGAGTTACCCCATTCTTGTCTACCCCAACCTTCAAGATTAAAAGATTCTATTGACCCTACTGATGATGTTGTGGATACTCCGGATAAACTAACGGTGATATTATTATCACCCCATTCGTTGGATCCCCAAGTATTAGTACCCCAGGTTGATGCCATAAGGAGTTCCTCCTTATGCTATCCGAATGATTGCGTTACTTGCGTCTGCTGCAGGGAATTGAATTGTAAATGTTCCTGAAGAAACTGTTTTATCTCCACCAAATGCAATTGCACAAACTGCTCTATCAGAGTTTGTATCGTTATATATTAAACAACCATTAGCTGTAAATGAAGCAGAAGTATAACTTATATCTGCAAAGTCACAACACGCAGTGTCTGTAGATAAAGCAGGAGTTACACTTGTAAGTGCTTTTCCACCAGCAATATAAGCAGATCCTGATGTGTTAGAAATTTCGTTTGACGTACTGTAAGCTGTTGTTGATTTATTTAAAGTAGCACTACTTGTGTATAAAGCTAATTTAAAACTGTTTCCAGATGATGCTGTAAAATTGTGTAAAGCTTGTAAAACTTCTGTTTTAAAACTATTACAAATTGCCGATGTTATTGCCATAATTTTTATCTCCTAATTACTGAGGCGCTGACTCGATTGGTATTCTTATTGTACCATCTGTGTAATCGTCTCGTCTTCTTCTTCCAACTTGCATTGCTGCAAACTTTTGTAGTTCAGTTTTATACTTCTGTTCGTATAATGTCAACATATCAGTTGGACCTTTTAAAAATCCATATGCCTCTACAAGACATGCATATAATAGACCTTGAGGGAAGTAATTACTTAAATATGTATTAGAATTACCATCACCACCAGAACCTAAACCTGTAGGCATTGCATTATAATGAATGATATATTTGTAATTTTTATCGGGTGTAGGTGCTATATATATAGCTCCGGAAGTAGCTGTATCAGCTCCTGTTGTTGCACCACCAAACATAGAATAATATTTAGGAAGTCCTGTAACATCTTGATCTGCTGCCCCTCCAGATGTTCCAGTTAAATTACCTATATACTCTGATATGAAAGTTTGATCACGTCTCTCTAACCATATTCCTTGACCATTAGTATTTGCTGTTGAGTCATATACTTCGATACCTCTAACAAACAAAGTTTTAGTGGGCATTGTAATTGTATTAAAGTCTGTTGCAAATTGAGCTTCTGATTGAATTCTATCTGAGTCCATTGGACAATCTAAATTAATTCTAAATTCAGCTGCCATTATAAAACCATCTAAAATAGTTGTAGTAAATACAGTAGACCCAACTTCAGTGTAATCTAAAATTGCTTGTTTTAATGTAGTATAATTATAACTTGAAAGTCCTGACATAATTAACCTCTATCATTAACGGGTCCAATTGTACACTGAAAACCGCCTCCTGTTGCTGTGCTTCCAGCGTTAGATACTAAAGGCACTGTTATAGAGTTATATTGTGTTTCTGTTGCTTGTGTTCCATTTGGTAATGTAGGACCAACTTCTACAGTAGTTGGAATTGCTGTTGCTAAATAAGATCCAAAAACTTTTGCTCCGTTTGCATGAGTTGTTGCCGTAGTATTAGAAAAAGTAATTCCTCTAAAAGGAGCAGCTGTTCCTCTTGTTAATCCAGATAAAACTCCTGTGCCTGTATTGTTAGCTGTGTATTGAATTGTTTCGTTAATATATTGTCCAAAATTTGCACTAGTTGCATCTTGATCTACTTTTTCTATTACAATAAAACCAGCGTTTGGAAATGCTGCAGAACTAGTTAAAGTTAAAGTGTTAACTGTATCATTAATTGCACCATTTAAAGTTGTTTCTAATTCTAAAGTTGCAATTGCAACACCACCTACAATTTCTTTAACCGATTGAAATCTAACATAAGATGTTCCTTCGTTAATTTGATTAGAGGGAAAAGATACACTTAAAGTTTGTGATGCGGCCGTTGTAGTAAATGGGTTGTTAGGTAAAATATCTTGCACTGGAAACTCAACTCTTGCAGGTCTTGCATGTAATAATCCTTGTGGGTCAGCGCCTACAGGATGTGGTTCTAATTGTGGTTGTTTAGGTTCAAATTCAGAATTGTGTACCCAAGCACCATTCCATTCTTTAACCATTTCATTGTATGGAAAAGCTGCGCCTGATCTATCAGAAATCGCTAATGCTCTTCTACCTTTTGCAAATCTAGCCATTATATATTTGGATAGTATGTCTTCGGAGTAATGTATGTGCTAGCTGCGGAACCATCCTCAGATAATGCTCGAGCTAATTCATCCTCGTACAACAACTTCATCTCCTGTGTTCTTTGTGGTGCAAACTTCATAGATAAATAATATGATAATCCTGAAATCATACATGGTATAAATCTAAAAGGTGTATCACTTGCGTTAGTATAAGCCCCTGCATCTTGAATTCTTTTAACATAATAAACGCTAAGAAAATTTGATGCTGCAGTTGCATTGGGTAATGGATAAATTGTAATTGTAACTTTTTCAATAAATCTTTGTACCCAAAATTGTGAAGGAGTTCCATTAGATGCTTTGTTTGCTGTTGCAGCATATGCATCTCTTGCAACTTTTGTTAATCCTGTGTCTGATTGATTTGTTGTATTATAATTTTGTCTATACGAAACATTTAAAATATCTGTGATACCATAAATATTTGCTGTAGGAACTGTTGTAGCTTGTGGTGGTTCTCCACCTCCAGGTACGTCTGTTGAGTTTCTATAAAAAGTATAAATACCAGAACCTTCAGCAGTGGCATCTACATTTGTAGTTGAGCCTGCAACTAGATTAATATTAGTATTTCCTACTTCCCAAAAATGTATTCCTCTATTACCCCATTCTTGAAAAAGAACGTTTAAAGATCTTCTTGCAGTTTTAATTTGATGACCGGCTGTGCCTACTAAACCTAAACGCTCGTATGCATCAGCTATAATTTCATCGATTGAAAAGTCCTGGTCAAAACTATAAGACTGTGAAGTAGTATTAGCCATTGCTACCTACCCGTCAAAATATACAGTTACCGCGTTACAATCTGTTTCATCAAAAGTTACAAAAACTCCAGGTTGGTTAAAGAAAACTCCATCTTGTGGAATGTTTACATTCGTATTATG